TTATACATAATTGTTTTAGAATAATCAATAGATTTTTTAGGCATTATATAAGATTTTATAAGAAAACCTTATATACTATTTTTTATATAATCCTTTTTCTTTTACATATGAACTGGCTTTAATCATAGGTAAATTCATTTCAGACATAACACGACGAACAATTTCACTTCGTTTATTAGTTCGTTTTCCACCTTCTAATGAAGGTAAAGATTTAGTTTCTTTTAAAGATTTAGGAATTCTTTTAGGTTTTGCTAATTTAGCATCTATTTTAGCTTGTTTTTTTGCTTGTTTCTTTGCTTCTCGTTCTGTTTTCTTAGCTAATTTAGCATCTAATCTTGCTTGTTTAACTTCTGGAGATAATCTTTTACGACCTCCACTAACAGCACCAGCAGAATAAACACCAACTCCTGCCGTTTTAGCTCCTGCTGTTTTTGCTCCTCCTGCTTTTCTACCTCTTTTAAGACCAACACCAGAAACGTTACGAACGCCTTCTCTAACTGCTTTTGCCGCCACCGCACCCATCGGACCACCAACCACAGCACCTAATGCGGGAGCTCCAATATCTAAAATAGCACTTCCAATTGGTTTAAAAAATTTACCTATATCTCCCCAAATATCACCACCTTTTAAGGTTGAATTATGTAATCTTTGATAATAAAGAGGATTAGTTCTTTCTTTGTCTAATCTTTGTAATTCACTCATATTTAAGAAAGGATATGAAGCACCATTACCAGAAACAATTAAATTATTACCTACTTTTTGAAGGTCTTGAATATACATATTTTTATTATCAGTAGAACGCATAACAGAACCACCTTTTAAATCATTTTTAGTATTAGTTAATTTACTTCTTTTTGCGAGAGCATAATTAACTTGATTTAAATTATTTGCCAGTTGTTTATTATAATCATTCGCATATAAACTCATTATAATCTATTTATAATATATATTAATATAAAAAAAATTAATTCTTTAAAAGATTATCTAATTTAGAATATTTGGGAGTGTCATCTTCATTATTAACAACACCA